GTAGCTTCGTCCCAAGCCGACGGTGCGTTCGGTCAGCGCGTCCATCGTGTCTGGCCCGGAGACGCTAATGCGTGTGCCACTGTCCTCGTCCTGAATCTGGTTATCGCGGACGATGCCCCGCACCCACTCCATTGACGGTTGCGCGTCGTAGGTCTGCACCTGAAGCCGCACTTCGGTTTCGTTGATGAGGGTCAGCACCCGCTCATCCACCGCCAGATCGAGGTTGAACGAACCCGCGCCGTCGAGTTGCTCCGTGACGCTGGCGCTCTTAATAGCAATCACCGGCCCGATGCCGGTCTTGTTGCCATTCGAATCGTAAACGTCCGCCGTAACGCGCATTTATTCCGTCAGTCCCAGCTTCTTTAAGATGACGTTGATCGCAGCGGCTTGTCGGAGCAAAAGCGGCTTCAAATCGGAATAGGACTTTGCATTGTTGATCTCGTCGTCGGTTGGCAGCGCGGCAAGGACTTCTTTGTCGCTCTCGGCTTCCGCTTTAGCCGCCACTTCGGCTGCCGCTTGTGCTTCCAGTTCGACTTTAACCCGCTGCTGTTTAGCCTTGATCTCGTCCCATTCCGCGTCGTCTACCGGTACAATGACCAGATCGCCGGTAACCGCGTCCTGAATGCCCTTGAAAGGTCGCTCTTCTTGGCTCATCTTATTTAAATCCATAAAGGGTATAGGCGCTGTTGGTCACAATGTTGGTACCGATCAGCGGATAAAGATTGATGGTATTGATGGCGGCTGCGGTATTGCGCCACCAGCCCTTGCCGCGTGCGTCTTTGAGCAGGCCGGTGGTTGTACCGGTGCGTGATCCGGCCTCGATATGGCAGCCGCGCATCATCGTGGCCGAGGCGTAGTTGTAGATAAACACACTCGCCAAGCCGTTGCCTGCCGGGCCGGTGTTGCCAATCGCGGCGAACGGCAGCAGGATATAAGCCGCCGCGAGGCTTTCGGCAGCGATCACCGTCGTGGCACTGCCGTTCATGAACTGGTAATCGTAGTTGGAGCCGGTATCGCCGTTGAAGCGCAGCAGGATGCTGTCAACGGCTGCCGCCACGTCGGTGCGGGCTTCCACCACCAGCAGCAGATGTTTATAAGTGGCAGGGATACTGCTGATCGAAATACTGGTCAGGTTTGATCCCAACACCGTTCGCGAGGTGTTAATGACCAGCGCCGCGCCTGCCGGGATATAGACATCTGACCAATTCGTGCCGTTGTAAAACAGCTTGGTCACCTTGTCGGAAGCCAGTGTTACATCGTCCCCGCCCCACAGCTTGATGTTGCCGACGTTGTGCTTGACTGTAATCACCCGTCCGGCATTGGCGGCGATCAAGTACAGCACCTGCCCGTCACTACCGCCGGAAATCGTGCTCAGGTTGTCAGTCGCGGCTGCCCCTTCGGTATCGACGACTACATAGCGTGTCATGTTCGCCACAGCCAGCGCCAGCGTGTCACTCGCCAGCGTCGCCGCGTTTTTGTAGAACTTCAGAATGTCGAAGCCCTTCACGCCGTTCTTGTAGTCGTTGATGAGTTGCAGCAGTGCGGCATCGGCGGCATTGACGTTCGCCGAGGTCAGACTTGCTAGAGCCGTCGCGGCTGCCGGAATTGTAAAATCACTGGTCATCCTATTTGTACCTTTCCAGCCAGCGCACGGCCAGCTTCGCCGTTCCTGTCCATGTCACCCGCAGCGTGTTGCTGCCCGGTCGCAGCCACATCCAATCGGCGTTTAGCGGCAGTTCGAACGTGCTGTAGACGTTGATGCCATTCTTTCGCACCATCTGCTGGCGTGCGTTAATTTCGAGGCAGTCGCCGTTGGCTAAATCGCCATACCATCTAGTCCGATCTAAGATTCTTCCGTCCGCGCCTATCCGTTCAATCATGGGGTTGCTCAACGTTCCGGCGCTGTCCTTAATCACCAGCAGTCGTGCCAGCGTGTGGACATTGCCGCCGACGCTGCTAATGGTCACAGTGCCGGAGTCGGTCACGCTCGTTGGCGCAGGAGCAGACGAGTTACCATCCCAGTTATCAGAACCGTCCCAGACAGAGCTAGAATAAGGGTCATCCCAAAGCAGTTCACTGCCTCTTCCATACCAGAATGGAGACGAGACTTGCATTGTTAGGGTCACACGTTGAAAGCGGTCGGTATGCTCACTCAGTTTTTGCGACATTTCGATGCGGTTCATACGCACATACGCAAACACCGTTGGCAGTGCCGGGTCAGTCGGCTGGTAGAACAATGCTCCTGTACCCCATCCGCCCATTGCACCTGCTGCCCTTCGCAGTGTTTCCATGCCTTCCAGCGTTGAACTCACAAGGAAGAAGTCGAACGAGAGACTGCCGACGGCTGATGGCGCGTAGTTGCTGGAAAATTCATCAATTCCCCCGTCGCTACCCGGCAGTCTCGATGTCCTAGCCAAAAAGTCGAGTAGGTTCGAGCTTAGGTTTTGCTGGGTATTTGCGGGGAATATATAAGACCCTTGCCCCCCAATTGCTACGAATCTTTCAATGCGTCCCAAATGATAACCCAATAAAAAGAGGCGGATACACACCTGTTTGAAGGTGCATATCCGCCTCGCGGAAAATTTTGAATTGTACAGTTAGTATAGACCAAATGTTCGTTTAAATCAATTAGGTCTCAGAAGAGCCTCTTTGGCACATATATCAATCCTAACTCGGCTCGTGGATGACAGCTTGGGCATAGGGTTATAAGGTTAAGTAAATCGTTCGCGGATAAATAATCTCCGTTAAAATCCCGATATGCCTTAATATGATGTACATGGAATTGCGGTTCGCCTTTTTTCGGTTTTCTTCCACACCTTTGACAAATACCGCCATCTCGTTGATAAGCCAGCCGCCGCTGCCGCCGCCAGTTTGGGCCGCGATTTACCCTGCCTCCGCGAAAACGCTTATTACCGCTGCCACTGTTGCCTTGATTTGCACAGTCAATGCTGCAATAGAGACCCTGCCCTCTTTTTAAGTAAAAAGGCATCGAGAGAAACGGCTTGCCGCAAATTTTGCAGTTAACTTCTACTCGTTTATCGTTCGCTGCTGTGGCACAGGCATTGCTACAAAATCGCCGACCGGCTCTAATTTTGGAAGCTATGTCTGTGAATGGTTGTCCGCAAAAAGCGCATTTGACTTCAATCTGACGACGATTCCCTAAATTGCGGCATTCAACGCTGCAATACTTTTTTCTCTCCCCTAGACTCGGCGTTGTCTGAAACGGCTTCCCGCAGGTCTGACAGGTTTTATCTACGCGAAGGAGCGCTTTACGGCGTGCCTCTTTGTGGCACTCCCGGCTACAATACTTAGTTTTAAATCTTGATAGGGAAGGTTTTCTAATAAACTGTTTACCGCAGTTATCACAGCTTGATATTGGCCGATCACTGAGTTGACACTCTTTACTACAATAATATTCCTTGCTTGATGCGATCTCAGTTGGGGATTTTCTAAATGCCTTGCCACACCTTTTGCAAATGCAATTCGGTTGTTTTCGTTTGGCTATACCGACGCATTTCAGACTGCAATATCTACCACCACCGTTTTTAATTGATGAAGGAGGGACAGTGAACGACTTGTTGCAAACTTCACAGACACAATCAATTTGATGAGATTCCCTTGACGAGTAAGCGCACTCAAGACTGCAATATTTACCTTGTCCCTTTTTTATTTGGGATGGGTAAACTGTAAATTCCTTGCCGCAGGCTTCGCACACACGGAGTACAGACATAATCCTTCTAAGCCTCATCCATCTTGGCAATCTGTTTGAGTGATAATTCGCAGGTCACCCCGCCTTTATCATTCGCCTGATCATCAACAGTCCAATCACTTAAAAGGTTTAGGCTTGTAACCAAGCGGAGTGTCCTTGCCTTACCCATCCAATTTAATTTCTTCCAACCGACTTCTGCGCCGATGTGGGCGTGCATATAAAAGATTGAATCTCTTTTTCGCTTCATCTGGAATTTTCTCCAACACAAAAACCCCTTAAATATTAAGGGGTTGCAGAACAAATAATCAACAATCTCTGCTAACTTTTCGCTTCCTCTGCCCAACTCGGCATCAGCATATACCGGCAGTGCTTAGGCGTAAGTTGGTAAGGTCGGATCACATCGGCGATGCATTCGGTATCGTCTTTGGCTAAGAAGCTGGTCAATTCGCTGATGAGTAGTTCGGCTAGCGCATCCTCGCCGAACAAGTTCTCTGGATCGTATTGGTCGTTAATTTGCTTTGCACCGTCTGTAATCAATTTTTGCAGCGCCGGCACAAGCACGTCCGCAATATGGGAAATGACATCTTGCACAACAGGCTTGTGATCGGGACCGTTGACATCGAACAGTAGGGTCTGGTCAAGCATGATTCTGTATCCTTTTGAACTTATTTAAATGATAGGTTGAAGGGCGGCACGTCCGCCCGAAATGTCTAGCCGTAAATCGCTTCCATATACTCTTGTTCGGCAAGGTCGTGGAGAAATTGTTGATACTCTGGATCAAATTCGAGTTCCAGTTCGAAGTCCGGTTCGGTGGGTGTCAATTCTTCGATCAGCAGATAGTCAATAAAGAACGGATTGCCGGGGAGGCTGCCGACGCGGGCGCGTTGAATACCTTCATTGCATTCGGGATAAAACGGAGAGATGCTGATTTCTTCAATGACGGCGGTTTGCTGGCCGTGCGCGGCGGTGTTGACTTCGACCAGTACGCCGGGGCCGTAGGTGGGAAGCGTTGACGGGAAAAGCCGGGTTGTGATACCATTCAGGTTGAGCATGTTAGATAACTCCTAATTGCTCTATCACGGGCGTGGGTATTCGAAGTACCTGCGCTCGTTTTCGTTTATATATGCAATGTTCTTTGCATATGTATAATGTAACACGTAACACGTATAACGTCAAGCAAAAGTTGCAGTATTCACATTTTCTTCATACACTCTTGTTATACGTATAACGAGTGAGGTAATACATGGAAAACAAATCATGGACACTCCGATTTACACCGGATCGCCATGAACTTATTGAACGTTTGCGGGAAAAACTTAAACAAGCCGGGAGAGAAGTTGAAACAGTTCACGGCGTTGTTAGCAATGCTTCCGTGTTTGATGCCGCACTGACCGCGCTTGAGCGCGAGTTGGACACTGAAATAAACACTTCTCTCAAGAAATAATAGTTCACAATAAATTCATACCGTCGATTTGCGTCCTATTAGTCATGTGTGCTAAATTAATGCAAAATACTTTGCATTAATTTCAATAATAGGGGTTCCAGCAATGCGAAAAATTGATTTCTGCATGTTGCTATTCTTATTTTTAACGGGATGTGCAGCAGTGCCAGAAGAAGCGGCCTTGCCCACTTTGGCTGTACTTCCCACATTGACCGCAACAATCGAGCCATCTCCAACTGCAACACCATTGCCCGCAACGGATACTCCTATTCTACCAACACCAACATCAACAGCGACGATAACCCTTACCCCGTCTATAGTGCCTAGCCTTACTCCGACCGCTACCGTTACCAATACCCCTATCCCAACGAGTACCAGCACATTTACGCCCACTCCGTCTGCTGAGGATAGAGCGCGAAAAATCATCAACGATACCTTAGCCGGAGAAGATATAGAGCGAATCAGTATTATCGATGTGGGATCACCTAAATTATTGGCGGTCGATTACCCAATGCCGGGGTTGTTTAGCCCGGATGTGGATTACGCCGGCAAAGAGATGTTGAGGGTTGCCTGTGCCTTATATGCAAATGGGTTTGCAGATGATTGGCGCTATCAATTTTCGGCAATGATCGATGTGGTCAACACGGCTACTGGCCAGACATCTCGCATTGACGGCCTTTCAACGAGGATAAGTTCAAGTACGGTTTCAAAATGGAACTGCGAAAATGTTTATTCAATGAATCCAAAGCTAGCCGTCGACGACTACATTCTCGATCCTGTAATGACCAAATAGGTTAAGTCTTCACCGACTTAATCCCGCGCGCCCGCATCTCGTCCTGAATGCCGCGTCCAAAGTCCTGTCCGGCAGCATAAGCCTCTGCCGGATTCGCCACCGCTGAGGCGGGCATTTGCACAATGATGTCGCCGTACTGCTGCCCGTTGCCACCCTGTAGCCCGTCAGCAATATCCTTCATCATATTGACGAAGTTCGGCACAAACTGTCCATCAGCGCCGGGGATGTAGACTTCATTCTTCAATTGACTTCTGCCGATTTGATACTCCATACCGGCAAGGCCGGGGCCGCCGACATCGCGAAGCGGTGCAGCGCTCCCGCCGCCTACGGCGGGAAGTGGCTGTACACCCGAATTCGCAACCAACCCTTGCGTATAGACACCTTGAGCGAGCAGACTGCCGCCGTGATCCCATTGCCATCGGGCAAACAGATCACCAATCAGTCCGCCGCCGAATTGACCTTGTGCATTCTGAAACCACTGATCATTAACGTCTTTTTGCGTCAAGCCGTTTTGAATACCAACGCCAGCGGCTTTTCCGGCAGCCTGATAGCCGGGCTTGAGATTATTGATTGTCTCTTGGAATTTCTTATATGCCTCAATTGTGGCATAGATGGCCAACATCAATGCCACGACTGGAGCAGCGGCAGCTAAAAATGCGGTGATACTTGCCCATGCAGCCGTTGTCGCGGCGGCAATTGTTCCGGCTAGTCCTGTCCCAAGCCCTGTTGCTATCGCAGCCGCAGCAGTAATAATCGAATACAATTTTATAGCGCCCATTGCTAAGAACAGGGACAGTCCTAAATCGCCTAATTGCTCAAGTGTCTTTTGATTAGCGGTTGTCCAATCTTGAAGTTTACCCGGTACTTTACCGACCTCAGTTGTAAACTCCTGAACCTTAACAATAATCCCTTGCAAGCCGCCTTGACCAACAAACCATTGATACATTCCATCAAGACCCGGCTTGATCGTTGTCTCCCATACATTTGCCAACCAGCCGAACACTGCATCAAGCGCGTTTTTGAAGTCTACCTCGACAAATGTCTTAATCTTCGGAAGCGCGTCCGTCACAAACCAGTCGTAGAGCTTCCCGATGCCGGGTTTTATTGTCGTTTCCCAAACGTTAGCTAGCCAATTGAACACTGTCTGTACATTCGGCCAAAACGTGTTGTAAACGAAGTCTCGAACTTTCGGCAGAGCGTCCTCAACAAACCATGTATAGAGCTTCCCAAGTCCCGGTTTGATAGTCTCGTCCCATGTCCGACCCAGCCAGCCGAAAAACTCTTGTAATTTCGGCAGCGCTTCACCAACCACAAAGTCGCGTATTTTCGGCAGCGCATCTGTCAGGAACCAGTTTGCGAGATTACCCAGTGCTGGAGCTACAACACTCCAGACATTGCCGAGGAATGTAAATAATGTCTGAATGCCGGGGATCGCCTGTGTCTGGATGAAAGTAACCACCGCTGGCAGTGCATCGGTCAGGAACCAGTTGCCGAAGGTTTGCAGGATCGGCAGTACCGTCGTCTGCAAGAAGTTAGCCATCGTACCGAACGCGTTAGCAATCCCATCGCCGATCTGCTGCGCCCGCGCGTCCATCTCGTCGCTGTTCGCCGCCAACCCCAGCGCTTCCATTACGCTGTCGATGACGGAGGCTATTGCGCCACCCAATCCCATGTTTTTGAGGTTGTTGCCGAAGTTAGTGATACTGCCCCAAATCTCATCAAGGTTATTAATGAAATTGCGGACAAATGGCTCGATCAAATCACGGATGCCAAGAAAGTTCTCTTCGAACGCCACATACAACCCAACGAGCGCAGCAGCAATCAAGCCAATCGGGGAAGCCACCGCGCCGAGGATTGCGCCGACCGTGCTGACCAGTGAGCCGACCGCTGACATCACCTTGCCAACGATTAGCAGTCCCGGCCCCAACAGCGCCACCACCCCCAGCACCTTCGTAATTTGCTTGGTGAGTTGGGGGTTCTTCTGCACCCAATCGGTGATCGCGTTCACAACCTGCGTGATCTGTCCTACAATCGGGGTTAAAACGTCGTTCATTAGCGGCGTAAGGCCGGAGATCATCAGCGTTTCAAGTGAACCGGTTAAGCTTTCAATCGTCCCCTTGAAGGTTTCCATGAACGTCGCGGCAACCTTCCCGGCAGACGGGGCATTCGCCATCGCCTGAAGCGTGTTGTCAATCCCGTTGGAAGCCCGCAGCGCGTTCAAGCCGACAATGCCGTAGCTCCCGGCGAGGTCTTGCATAATCGCGTTCTGCTGCTCAACCGGCAGCTTATCCAGCGCCGCATCCAGTTCTTTAATGACGGTGTTGAAATTCCGGGCATTTCCTTGACTGTCATAAAGCGATACGCCCAGCTTGGCAAACGCACCGGTGACCTTATCCGTCGGACGTGCCATGTTTAACAGCATCGACTTGAGTTGGGTTCCGGCCTCTGCACCCATGATGCCGTTGTTGGCAAACACGCCGAGGATCGCGCTGGTGTCTTCAATCGACAGTCCAAACTGAGCGGCGATTGGCCCGACATTCGCCAAGCCCTGCCCCAGATCGCCCACGTCCGCGCGCGTCGCGTTCGCCGCCTGCGCTAATGCATTCGACACCCGACCGGCATCATCCGCCTTGAGTTTGAAAATCGCCAGCGCTGAGGAAACAATACCGGAGGCTTGAGCCAGACTCAGGTTGCCAGTCGCTGCTAAGTTCAGCACTTCCGGCAGGGACTTCATTGCCTCGTCGAGTGATTGACCCGCCTTCAGTAGTTCGAGTAGTGCCGACGCTGCATCCGCGCTGGAGAACTTGGTATCCGCGCCCATCTTCAGCGCGAACTGCCGCACTGTGTCCAGTTGGTTGGGTGCAACGTTGCCGAAGATTTCAATCTGCTTGAGCAGAGTATCGAAGTCGGCAGCCGCTTTGAGTCCCGCGCCCCCTGCCGCCAAGATCGGCACGCTAAACGTGCTGAGTGCGCCGCCGAGCTGTGTAAACTGATCGCCGATGGACGAAATGTAATCGCCGAGGCTTTGCAGACTGCTGCTGATCCCGCTCAAGCCGCCAGCGATCATGCTCTGGGCTTGCTGCATGGCACTGCCCACGCCGCTGACATCGATGATGACCGCGCCGTAAGCGTTACCTAAATTGAAGCCGCCGGAGGAGCCGCCTCCACCGCCAGAGGAGCTTCCCCCGGAGGAACCACCAGATACAAATCGTCCCGTAGCAGGATCGCGATTAGGGGCCATCAATCACCACAAACAAAAAGGCGGATGCTTGCCCCTTTCAGGACAGACATCCGCCTCGCGGAAATTTTGAATTGAACCTTATCCGAACCGGCCACTCAGCTTGTTTTCAAGCGGCAGACCGAGCAGCTCCTCGACCGTGTACTTGTGCCGTTTGCCATCGTCGGTCGTCTCGGCCAGCTTGTTTTCCATCCAGCGCCCGAATGCACTAACCGAGTGGTTGAATTGCCACCTCACCCACGGATGCGTCAGCCCGAACTCCGTCGCCGGATTCAAGTGGTACGACTTGCACGTCAGGTGCAGCAGCCACACTTGTTGCCGGTTCTTGAGGAAACGTACCGGCTGGCCGCACCTCGCGCGGCATCGCCCAGTTGAGGATAATCATCTTGTCAACGAGCTTCAGCCGTTTGATGTCGATCTCGGTCTCCGGGTCAGTGACCTCGTTGACCACCTTTGGCATCCGGCTGGCCGAACGAACCACCAAATTGATAAACTCGCCATATTCCGGCAGGTCTTGGCGCAATTTCTCAGCATCGCCGCCGCCGATGCGAAACGTCCATGGGCGGACACTTTCCAGCATCGCCACGCTGTTACCACCGAACCGTATTTCTTTCCCGGCTTGGAGTGCCGCACCACTTGGTACAGATACCCGCGCGGTAAAACGCTCTTCCGTGCCGCTCACGTCCACCACAGTTCCGCGCACCGTGCCTTGAACCACCGGCTCACCGCGCATTGGAAGCCGTACACCGCTGTGGCAGTTAATCTCTTGATCCGGCGCTTGGCCGTTCAGTTGAGCGCTCAACTGTTCCAGCAGGCCGTTGGGAATCGCTTTGTTGTCTGCGCTCATGACCAACGCTTGTATATCAACCGCCGACACCTGAATGGTGTTGTTGTTGGTCAGTTGCAGAACTTCAACCGGGTCATCGTTCCAAATAAAAGCCATCGCTTAGAACATCCCGTTGAAGAAGCCCTGAATGTAGGCGCTGGTCAATTGCATCGTCGGCGCGGTTTCATATTTCAAGATGCGGCAGACACGTCGACTGATCGTGCTGGGCGCAAAGGCGCTCCATTCAGCACTACCCACACGGAACTTATTCTGGTCGATGTCGAAGCCCGGCTTCTTGCTGAGCATTGACTTGGGAAAACCAACCAATGCACCGCCGCCGAGTGTCGAAGCATACTGCACAATTTGGCCGAAGTACGGGTTACCCGCGCCGCCGACCTGAATATCGGCATACTGGTACTGGCTCGGCGTAGTCTGGTAAACACTCGTGGGAGTATCCCCTTGAATGATCGACATGGCCGCGAAGTTCAACGCGCCATTCTCGGAACTGCCGGTCACCTTCGTGGCAATTGACAGCGCTTCGACAATCAAGCCGCCGGATTTAATTTCGTCGGTATCGGCTTCAAAGTCGAAAGCAACCTTCTCGAAATAATCGATACGCACAGGCGTACCATAGGTATTGTCGTTATTC